ATAATACACCACATCAGTGCTATTATCAGGCAAAGGCCACATCTGAAGGACTGGATTTATCTGTCTATCAACAAAAAACTGTGTTGGTCTTGCAACTGTAGATTTTGTTGGGATATTTAAGTATTCGTCTCTACTTATGCGATTTAAGGCATAATCTGTGCCATCTCGACGTATAACTAGGGATAATATGTCAATTACATCAGTTCCAAGGGGCTGATCACCGTCTCCTTGAGCAACTGTGAAGTTTCTTTGCGCTATAGTCCATTGATTTAAACCTCTATTTGCCCAATCAGCAAACATTAGGTTCATAGAGCGTTTTGCGGTCTTTAAATCGTATCCAGTACGAACTTCTAAGCCACATCGCTCAAAAGCCTCTTCAATATAGTCTGCTACATCTAATTCAAAGTCCTTAGAGCCTGATACAGTCATTTCTTTTTCCTTTTTAGAGCTTTTACTCTACGAGGCTTGCCCGCAGGTTGTCCAATACGCTTCTTTTGGGCTACTCTACTACGCTTTTCACTCGCTGTCATCTCTGATCTTGTTTTTGGCGTCTTAGAACTTACGCGTTTGCTTGGGCGACAGTAAGGAGTTGCGCGTTTTTCACCTTTTTTACGACCACAAGGCTTACCTGTTTTAACATCTTTCCAGTCTTCTTTAAACCAACGCTTTAAAGCAGCACCTTTTTTTGTTTTTCTTACAGCCATTATGAATACTTTGTAACTTTTCTTCTATTTGACAAAACTTTACCACAACCGTTTGCTACAGCTCCACCGCTAATCATTCGACGCACTGGACGTTTGCGAAACTCATTAGATGGCTCAATAACGCCACCCATAGCCTTTTTAACAGGCTTTTTCTTGCTGTTTCCCCAGTTTTTAGCGCCTTTTTTTCTACACTTAGCGATTGCTCCGCTTGCGTATGCGCTTGGAAACACCTTGTACCTTGCTTTTACCTTTTTGTAGCACGCGTCTTTTGGCATTCTTCTTCCTTTTCATGGGCGATTTAGTAACTTGCTGCCCCATTTGTGAACGGCTCATAGCCATTTAGCACTTCCACCTTTTTCTAGCTTGTCTCAATCGACTATTTGGGTCTTTTGCAGCTTTTGGAAATTGTTTCATTTGTCCTGCTGAACGTGCGCAATAAGATTTACGGCGTTTAGCAGCGGCGCTACCTTTTTTAACCTTGCCCGTAACGGCAGTTTTAAGCTTAGAGCCGGGATTTTTCTTACGATAAGCGGCAACACCTTTTTTAGTCATACCTGCACCAGCTTTTGTTTTGCGATAATTACCGCCTTTGCCAGTGGTTTTTCTTATAGTATTTTCTTTCTTACGAGGCATATCTCACCTATTGGTAAAAAATTGTTATTGAAGAATCGACAGGAGAAATATTAATTCTCCTGCCATTTTTTAAATTTATGACAAAAATACTGTTAATTCGTTGTTTGAGCCTGTGAAAGCAGACACAAAAACGCCATTCGAGAAAATCATACCGTCATCTGGTATATAAAGCTCATTCATTCCTACTGGAAACTTTTGAACTACCATTGTAGCTCCGCCATTTCCATTCGTAAGAGTAAAAGAACCCGCAGTCTCAGCGTAAATGTTTACAGTTCTAAGCCTAGACCTAGCTGGCCCATAAAGAGCCGCTGCATCACCTTGGTCAACATTATATGCGGTTACTGGACCTGCCATTTTAAGCTCCTATTACGCTAAGTTGTTGTTTTGCGCGTATGTAATTGTAAAACGAACTAAACCTGCGTTTGTAGCAGCAGAAGCAGTAACAGTTAATCGAATATCTGCTGTGCCTGTGTCTTGCCAAGCTAAAGCCGCGCCAGCTTGAGTTGTAGGATACTTACGACCTGCATCTGTACCACTTGCAAAAGTATTTAAAATTGTAGCCGCACCGCCTACCGTGTCACCAACGCTCAAGTTAGTTGTAGCGTTCGCCGCTGTAATTACATCAATCACACAGTCAATAATTTGTGAATTTGCAGGAATAACAACGTCAGTTACGACTGCCGCTAAAGCACCACCAGATAAATCTGCTGAAAATGTTTGTGCCATAACAACTTGACCAACGTTTGCAACGTCAGAACCAAGAGTTGTTCCTGTAGTATTTTTAATAGTTCCGGCCTTTATAGGTCCAGAGAAAGTAGTATTACCCATGTTAATCTCCTGTCTGGGTTAAGTCAGTAGCGGAATGCTACTGTCAGGGATAACATTATAATACACAGTATTTTACAAAAAGAAAGGGGCAACCGAAGTCGCCCCTGTCAAAACTAAAAGACTTGTTATTATGCGCCCGGAGAACCGAATACACAACGTGGGTCAGAATAGCCAAAGCTGTAACGCTCACGCGCTTTGAAACGCATGTTACCTGTATCGAAGTCAGCTTCCATGTTCGTGCGCATAGGCGAACGCTCAAAGTGCTTAAATCCGTTAGGTGCATCAGTTTTAATGAAAAACGCATCTGGGTCTGTCAAGAAATGGTTCACAGTGTAACCTTCTGGAAGCATACCCATGTTCTTTACCGCGTTTAAATCATTGTCCGCTGTGCCAACACGCAAAGTTGATTCCAACAAACGATCTGCAACGAATTGCAGTTGTGGTGGAATAACCATTTTTGCTCCGCGAAGAGCAATAATCATGTTGCGTTCATCTACAAACGTTGAAATATCAATTAAAGCATTTTCTAACGAAGTTTCGTTAAGGTCTGCCGCAGTTGATGGTTCGTTGCGGAAAGTTCCGCCGCCTGATAGTGGATGTGCTGTTGAACAAAGCTCAACACCGTCACCACCTGAGAAAGCAGCATTAAACGCATTGTTTAATACAGACGCAGCTTTTACTTGCTTAGTGTGCGCCATTGAACGCGCAAGTGCTTTTGTATAACGAGCGCCTAAGCGGTCATACAAGTTGTCTTCGATTGCCTCTTCAGTCAATGCGAATGCAAGCGCAACTGTTTCGTGTGAATAACGAGCAGTATATGCTTCATTTGCATTATCAAAATCGACTCCTGCGCCTTCGGATTTTGTGGGAGCATTCCCAAATCCTACAAGCATTACTTCTTCTTCAAACGCACGGTCTGAAGATTCAGTATCGAAGATTTCAGCATGTTCGCCTTCGTAGCGATCATACTCCATACCGAACAGAGCGTTGAGGCCCGGTTCTAGCTCTTTGACGAGCTGGGAACGTGAAATAGCCATTACACAGACTCCTTATGCTAGACCCGCAGTGCCAGCACTGAACAGGTGGTTGTTGATTTTTACGATCACATTAGTGTTCGCGGTGGCAGTATCGCTATTCTCAGGGTCTTGAGAAATATCAATAGCTTTAAGTGGAAGACCAGCAGTCGTCGCACCTGTAGTAACATCTAGCTCAGTGCGAGAATTACCACTTACGGTACTTCCTGCCGTTGCATCAACGATGTCAAAGTTTCCGAACAAGTCAGTTACAGGCATAGCCGCATCTGCTTGGACTTCGAAAGTTGCACTTGGGTCATCAATGACATTTGCGAAAATATCTGTCCCAGTTGCGTTTGCAGGCCAGTAGTTAGAATATGTTATTTCACCACTAGCGTTTACATATGAACAGCCATTAAATACGCCCAAAATCAGATTAGTAGCACCTGCTGGCGCACGAGTAATAGTTCCGTTAGTAGCGACTATAACTAAGTCACCTTGGAAAATACTTGTAGCATAGCCAGAAGCAATACGATAACGATTTTGTCTTTGTGAACTTGTGGAAGTTCTAAGAGGGCGAAGGCCGAAAGCAGCGTCTTGATTAGACATCTTTACTCTCCTTCAGAGTTTCCGCGTCCTTTTTGACCAAAGGAAACGGATGATTTACGTTGCGGATTTAGCTTAGGCATGGCTGGATTGTTTTCACGCATCCAATCACGATCCACTGCATCCATTTGATTTTGTGATACACCTTGATAGTGCTTACTCCGCTGCTCTGCTACTTCGACGGGGATTCTTGCGAGAACAAGACCACCAACACCAATGATGCCAGCGTTTCTTCCTTCGTCTACAACAGGGCCATAATAGTCTTGGTATTCCTCAGCGCGAACGAGGTCCCAACCTTCTTGCCGTTTTTTATGTACGTTAGTTTTATCGTCGAATTCCATTACAGATTCGCGTATCCAGCGGTGCTTGTAACCGATAGGTGGCTCTGGAGCTTCCAAAGCTGAACCCGGACGCCATTCTTGAACGCGTTCTGTGCGCTCCCGCGTGCTTGAGTCGCGTGGCTTCCTATTTTGATCATTTCCCATGATTATTCACTCCGTTTGTTTAGTTTTGCTACTTCTTGCGCATATTTTTCGAGTGGTATTCTCATTTTTTTCGCAAAAGCAACTTGACCCGGTGATAACTCAACCGATTTTTTCCGCCCTGATTTTATAGACCGTCCATTGGACGTGGGAGCAACAGTCTGGGCGTTGGACCGTTTTTCCTTAAACCTTTGAGGCATTTCTCTGCGCATACGCGAGTCGATTTCTTTATAATAATCGCTTGACGTAGGATCAAAATCTTCCTCTAAAACTAACTGTTCATGAATAGCTTGAGCCGCACGAGTCATAACTCGATCAGTTCCAAACCAACTATTCTTATCTAACCAGCTTTCTAATTTAGCGTCACGCTGAACTGGAGCTTGACGTTGTGGCGGAGCTTCTTGTTGCTGAACCTGAGCAGGTTGTTGCTCTTGCGCTCTTTGCCTATCAACATTAGCTTTTCTAGCTTGAACTTTATCTTTAGCTACAGCTATTTGAGCCAATGCTTGTTGAGCTTTAGCTGCACGATCATAGTCGCCAGCCTCACTTGCTTCTGCGTAAGCGCGAGTTGCTTGAGCTTCTTGAGCTTTCAAGCGACCTTCAGCTTCTGTGTTATACCCTGCACTCATCTGCTGTAAACGCTGTTTCATTTGAGCGTTTTCTTGCTGAATTGTTTGAGCATACTGAACAGCGGCTTGAGCTTCTTCAGAAGCTTGCTTACGTTTTGCTGTTAATTGATTAATTCGACGTTGTACGGATTCGCTATAATTTTCAAGCTCATCGTCTCCAGAAGATTTTTTACGAACTTTTGTTCGGGTTTCTTCCTCATCATCAGAACTTACTTCAACACCTTCTTCTTGGTCTTGATCCTGATCGTCTTCAACATCTATAGATGCACCATTTTCAAAGTCATCGTCTTCACGAATATCTTCAGACATAGTAATTTTCCTTGTTCTCTACTAAGTTATACATAAGAAATGTCCTTCGGGTCAAGGATTGTTGAGATAATATTGTCGTCATTTATGATTCTAACCTCAAGTCCTTCCACTTTGAACCTATTTCCACTATATCTTCCTATAAGTACCCAATCTTTCTCACGACACCACGCACCACTTGGGAACTTTTGGGAGTCTGTGTAAGCATCAGGTCCTAGTTTAACGACATAAGCCGCAACTGTTGCGAAAGATTCACGGTCACGAACCTGATCAGGTACGATTAAACCGCCTTTTGTTTTTTCGCTAGGATAGTAGGGAATTATGAGTACGCGGTAGCCTGTCGGCTGCGGCAATCTCTCCAGAGAAGACTGCTTCAGTTCAGAAGGATCGTCTTCATTTTTATTTTTACCACCTTTGCCAAAGGCGTTTTCAATTGGCTTAGGAACTGTTGGATTTTCCTTTATGGCCTTCTGCGCTGCTTTAGCAACGTGTTCAGGCACAAACAACTTTTTAGTCATCTGAGTATTCTATACCTTTCATCGCGACTTTAATTTCATCTTCAACATAAGACATGCCGCGTATTTGTCCTACTATATACCGATACTCCTCAAGGGTTTGTATCGAACCGTCCGCGAGCTTATCTTTAAGACGAGCATCGCGTTCACGAACGCTTTTTAATAAGTATTGTGCTAAGTTTAGTGCATCCATGCCACATATAGTATAAAATTATACGGGAAATACAAGTATAAATACCAAAAAGTCAGAAAATTCCTCGGAATATCTGGGGTCTTGCTATTTTACTAAACCTACTTAGACTTTTTTGCTGTGGTTTTTTTCTTTGCAACAGCTTTCTTTTTGACTTTTGACTTTTCAATCCAAGATTCATTTTCTTCTGTTTTTGGGTCGTCTTTGATGAAGTGTCCATTTTCATTCCTAGCTCTTACCATTTCAACAGGAGTTTCAGATAGCCGTTGGGCTACCTTCTTTTCTTTTTCTTGTTCAGCCATTTTTTGTCTAACAGATGATGTCATGTTATTGCCTTTTCGTTTGTGCGTTTAAGTTTGCAATATCTCGTTGCGTTTGTATGCGATCTTCCGCAATCCTAGTTTTGTCTGCCAAAGCAGCTTCTGATACATCAATTCTTTGTTGTGCTGTAAGAACATCATTTCGCTCTTGTTCACGTTGGAACTCTTGCTTTGACTCAAACTCAGCTTGTTTGCGTTGCATATCAGCCGCTTTAAGTTGTAGTTCTTGATTTCTAATATCCACAAGTGGATCAGAAGTCTCTGGTGCTGAAACAGCTTGCGCAAGTTCTTCAGTTAAGTCAGCTATAATTTGAGCCGCTAAAGAATCTATTTGAGGTTTAAACTGCGCCATAGGATCAGGAGCTTGTCCTTGTGGACCTTGCTGACCTGCTGCCATCTGAGCTTGCTGTTGCATCATTTCCATTTGTTCTGGTGGAATCTGACTCATAACTTCTTGTTGTGCCTGAGCCTCTGCAAGTAATCCTATATGCTCCTGT